GTCAAATGGAATGCGGATAGTCCCCAACCCAAAGAGGAGCGGGTATCCGGTCGTCACAGAATCAACTGTACTAGTAAGCAACTTACGCTGAAAGGGCTCAGTTGGGTATTGCGCAGCATAAATGTCACCTTGGTCATTAACTGCGGCGGCAATCAATTCCACCGTGACTGACTTGTAAGAATGACGAAAAGCTAGCGCACCCGAATTCGGGAGCCGCAAAGACAACGATTGTTGCGAATTTCCAGTCGGAGTGCAGACAACCCAACCAGTCACACCAGGCACATCCGTGCTTGGTTGCAACGGTATAAAACCTACTCCACCTCCAGATGGGACAACATTGGCAGAAAAATCCGTACCCGAAGGTCCATACGCATACACAGCCGCCACGGTATCACCAGGCGGAAACACTAACATACAATCCCAATTAGATGTAGTAACTGATGGTGTTGGGATACTATACTGCACGGTGTACTCCGGACGCAAAACAGGACAAGCACTCGTGTCCGGAATACCAGGCGATGAACCCACGCTAGCTGGGTCCAGCGCCTTCAAAACAAAATCCTTCCCTGACTGAGAAAGACCATAACTCGACAGACGCGACAAAACAGCACTACGAATGCTCATAGAACAAACAATGCACCTTGTGTAACCCAAGCCGCTAACACCGGCAGGTTGGGCGATCTGAAAGATCAGCCAAGTCCACCGCCATCAGCGCGCTCAACACCGGGTGGCACACAATCAATGGCTCAGGGGGCAACGAACGGAGCATGTCCTCACAATCACGCAAATCTGATTCACTTAGGTTGTACCGCAAACAAAAATGCTGCACGACCGAGTCATCCCAGACAACGTCATCACGATAGACACAATTCTTTTCATGCCCAAATTCATCTAAGCCAGTCATAAATGGGCTTAACCAGGACCCAACGATAGGCAATCCACCCAAAACTGGGTAGACACTACGCGCACTGCCATTCAAGTAAGCCTTGCGCTTCCTACGCCCTGGGGGTCGAACCGTCCACCACTGGCGGCATAAAATGCGGCCAGGTTTCGGTATAAACTGATACCGCCCACCATTATCAAACCAAACACCGGATATAAACGACACATCATACGCACTTGCGAATTTCCTGTACTCGGGCACAATACCAAGCATCTTCTCCGCATCAGCAAGTTTATGTTCATCAAAATCACCGTACATAGCGACAAGTAGATCATCGCCCGCGACTAAAACACTACCCTGGCAACCAACACGATGCATCGCTTCAACGGCGATAGCCGAATTCACAAGGCCATTTCCAAGGGTCGTGTCATTGTGACCGGATTTAACAGTTCCACGAACGCTATACTTGAAAGGTCCTTCGGCATACCGACCACTACCAACCACATTTAAGCAGTCAGCAGCAAAATCAGCTAGCTCTGGAT